TACTTGTATGTAAGAAGTTCAAAAGAGCAACGACTACAACTGCTGCAAGGTTTAATGGATACAGATGGTTCAGTAAATACTGTTAACGGGCAGTGTAGTTTTACTACTACAAGTGCAGAGATTGCTAAAGGATTTTCAGAGCTTATAAGAACTCTTGGTATTAAATCTAGTTTCTTGGTTAGAAATAGAAACGGAGCTAATGTTTTTGATAATGCTAAGTTGCAATACCAGTTTAGCTTTACTACTAGATTAAATGTATTTAAATTATCAAGAAAGCTTAAAGGTATTGGAAATGTTAAAGAAGAAGTACGAAGAACTAAAAGGTACAAGATTAAAAGTGTTACTCCAGTTTTGTCTGTACCAGTTAAGTGTGTTACTGTTGATAGTGCGTCATGTTTGTACCTTGCTGGAGTTGGTATGGTTCCTACGCATAATTCGTGCGATACTGAAGTGGTTGCACTTCAACCAAAGACTCCATACCTTATTACTCCGAAGCAAATTAAGGGTCATGAAGCACAGTGGAAAGATGCACACAGACGAAACTTCCCATATCTCTTAGTTAACTTTGATGAGAAGGCTCCGGGCTGGCCAAAAAGAGAATCTCCTCCACAAGCTTCGAGTGCTATGGTTGAAAAGATTCAAATGGCTGATCAGGAAATGCGTGATACTATGGGCCTGCAGAAAGCAAGTCTTGGTATGCAGAGTAATGAAAGGTCTGGATCTGCAATAAGGGAACGTAAACTTGAAGGTGATGTTGGTACGTTTGCCTTTATTGATAACCTTTCACGCTCGATACAGCAGGTTGGAAGAATTTTGGTTGATATAGCTCCGGTAATTCTTGATACGCAGCGAATAGTACGACTTGGACTTGAAGATGGAGATTTTGAGTTTGAAGAAGTAAATGTACAGGACAAAGAAAATCCTCAGCAGATTATGAATGATCTGTCTATTGGTACTTACGACGTTACTGTTACTGTTGGCCCAAGCTTCACTACACAAAGAACCGAAGCACGGCAGTCAATGCAGGAATTTATTCAGTACAATCCAAATGCAGCACCGTTGATTGGTGACTTGTACGCTAAGTTGATGGATTGGCCAGGAGCAGATGAGGTATCAAAGAGACTTGAGTACCTACTTCCTCCAGAAATACGTACTGAGATCATTACTAAGCGTGCATTGAAGGAAGGTAAAGAACCTCCTCCACAACCAGGAAGTGAATCTCAGCAACCTGACCCGACTATGGTGTTGAAGATTCAGACTGAACAAGTTAAACTTCAGGAAGCACAGATTAAGTTACAGCAGGAGCAAGCTAAGCTTGAGGAGATTAAGTTAAGGCAGCAGTTAGCTATTGCTGAATCTAGACAAAGAGTTTCTGATATGGTTGAAAAACTTATAGCAGAGAAACTTGGTGAAAGGGAAAAGGAAAATGCCGAAAGGGACTAAGGTAGAGAAACTGTACGAGAAGTTGAAGGTAGAAGGTAAGAATAAAGCAAGTGCGGCAAAGATTTCTCAAGCTGCAACTGGACTATCTCTTGCAACTGGAAAGAAACCTAAGTATGGCAATGCGATAAGAAAGTTAATGGTAGGCTAAGTATGGAGTACGTAGACTTAAAATTACCTAAGAAGAAAAGTACAGAGCAAGAAAAGTGCTGTTGTTCAGTTGCTTTAACTGATAGGGATGCGTATCCTTATGGACTTCAACTTCGACTTGAAGATGAGCAGGTAGCAAAGCTCAAAAATATTCTACTTTACAAAGGTGGAGACAAAGTACAGATTTCTGCGCTTGCGTCTATTATGAGTATTGAATGCGTAGAGAAACAGGACGGTAAAAAGGACTATACTGTACGACTTCAGATTGAAAAGATGCAGGTAGACAAACCTGTTGAAAAGATGAGTATGAAGGAGTATAGAGCGATGCGTGAAGAAGGTAAGAAGTAGCTAACCGTTTAACAACCAAGCTATGCTTGGGCTTCAGATTGAGGAGATCTGCTATGCTAGAAAGTATGGAAAAGGTAAATGAAGTAAGAAAAGTTGTCAACGGAGTTGACGACCCAAATCTTTTATCGGTTGATTCTACTAATCCACTGCCAACAAATGTAGATACACTGGAAGTGGTTGAAGAGAAGAAGCCGGAAGAAAAGAAAGAAGAGAAGAAGGATGAGAATTCTTCTGGTACTGTCGACGGGAAGCCAGCAAACGCTGAACAGTCTGTAAAGACGGTTCCTGATAATACCAATACTGATGACAAAGACGACAAAAAAGAAGATAAAAAAGAAGATAAAAAACCACCAGAGGAAGACAAGCCTCTGCGAAGTAAAGACCCTGTTCAGGAACGCATTGATAAGATTACTAAAAAGTTTCGTGCCGCCGAACGGGAAACAGAGTTTGAACGGAATAAAAATGCTAAACTGGAAGAAGAGCTTGCAAAGCTAAAGAGTACAGTTGTAGCAGAAGACAAACCTAAGAGAGAAGACTTTGAAGATGTGGAGGAGTACGCACAGGCTCTTACAGCATGGACTGTTAAGAAAGAACTGGCAACTGCCGAAGCAAAGAAAGTTAAATCTACTGAAGTTGACAAGGATAAAGAAGTTTTTCAGCAGGTTGCAGAGAAGATGGACGCTGCGTTTGAAAGTGGTAAAGATAAGTATGACGACTTTGTTGAAGTCGTTACAGCAAAGGATCTTGCAGTACCTACTGCTATGATTAATATTATCCTTGAAACTGAAGTTGCGGATGAAGTCATGTACTACTTAGGTAAAAACCCCGACGAAGCTCTTGATATTGCTGGGTTGTCTACAGCTGCAGCAACAAGAAGGATTATGAAGATTGAGGCTAAGTTAATAGCAGCGCGTGATGCAAAAGTTACGCCAGCTCCTGCAAAAAAAGATGATGGTACTCAGGAACCTGCTGCAAAACCTACGCCTAAGAAAGTGTCAAGTGCTCCCGAGCCTATTGAAACGGTGATTGCTGACGGAGCGATACAGAAAGACCCGAATGCAATGAGTCCAAAAGAGTATCGTGCTTGGCGGGAGAGTCAGAAAAAATAAAGAGGAAAATGATTTATGGCTTCAAGTAACACTTTGTTAACACCTACGATTATTGCTAAAGAAGGATTGATGCAGCTTGTAAATTCTATGGCAATGGCGAGGCACGTACACACGGCTTATAAAAACGAGTTTGTGAAAGTTGGTCAGACTATCACAATTCGTAAGCCTAATAAGTTCAGAGCAACGAAGACTCAGGCTCGTAGCAATACGAATCTTGCTGAGCCAAGTACTTCGATTACGATGTCTACTCAGGCGCATGTGTCCTGGGCATTCAGCTCTGTTGATCTGACTACAACTATCGAAGATTACAGCAAACGATACATTACTCCTGCTGCAGGCGCTCTTGCAAATCAGGTTGATGCTGATTTATGCGCACTGTATAAGGATGTATATAACTATGCTGGTACTCCTGGAACTGCTCCGGCAACGTTTGGTGTGCTGGGCGATGCGCAGCAGGCATTGGATGATGAGTGCGTACCGAGTGATACTCGTGTAGGTGTCTTGAATCCGAAAGCACACTGGGCATTGGCTGATGGTCTGAAAGGTACGTTTGCACAGAATGTGGCTAAGGACATTATCACTAAAGGTTATCTGGGCACTATTGCAAATCTGAGTATGTACATGGATCAGAATGTTGTTCGACATACTACTGGTGTATTTACTACAAGCGCGACTCCGTTGGTTACTACGACTTCGGTTACTGGAGCAACTCAGATTGTTACTAAGGGCTGGAACGCTTCATCCAGTACAGTTAAAGCTGGCGATACGTTCGTGATTGCTGGTTGCTACGCAGTTAACCCAATGTCTGGCGCAAGTACTGGTGTTCTGCGTCGGTTTACAGTTACTGAGAATGCGGCTTCGGTTGGTGGGGCAATGACTATTAAGGTCACTCCTACTATCGTGTTCGCGGAAACTGGTAATCTGGCTTACAACAACGTGGATTCCCTGCCTGTGGCTGATGCTGCTCTGACCTTTGTTGGATCAGAGTCTACTGCGTATCCGCAGAACTTGATCTTCCATCCGAATGCTTTCGCGTTGGTTACTGTTCCTATCGAAATGCCTTCGAATGTGTGGGGAGCGCGTGAAACTGATCCTGATGCTGGTATCAGTATTCGTGTTGTTAAGCAGTACGACATCGATGCCGATGAGGAAATTATCCGTCTGGATATCCTGTACGGTACGAAAACGCTGTACGCTGAGTTAGCTGCTCGTCTGTGGGGCTAAGAGTGATTTTAACTTCTACCAGTAGTGATAACAACCTACTGGTAGAGTTACCTTGGAGGTAAAGGAAATGTCGTACTTAGAAAGAATTTTTGAAAACGCGAATGAGGTAATTTCAATTCCTAACCCAATTACTCTGATTGGCGCATTTAATGTCAGAGGAAGTTTTACAGTTGGGCAGCTGGATGCGAATCCTACTTCGCAGTTGTATCTTAAGGGTTCACTGAAGCTTCATGCGCACGCACTTACTGGTGATTATGCGTATCAGCTTCGTACAGAGTCCAACAAAGCAACTGGAAACTTCTTTGGAGAAGATTTGGAAGTTCATCAGATGCTGAATAGAACTGCTGATGGTGTACGTGGCTTGTCCATGTGTGGTAGACTTAAAGCTGGTATCACAATGTCTGGAACTTCTAACCTGATTCCAGGACATTTCCTGCTGGATGTTGATGGTACTATTAACGGTACAGGGCTGTTTGCAGCACTTGTTGCGAAGGTTGATGCTGGTGGGACGTTCACTGCTCTCAGTCACCTTGCGTCACTGTGGGTTGATAGTTTACAGGAAGGTACTGTTAACGGTAGTCATGAGTTAGTTTATATGACTAACAACGGCGCGTCTGTTATGGATCAAGCGTTCTACATCTACGGTGGAAACAAGATAAGTAAGTTGATGGAACTTAACACCTGTGGTACTATGGTTGGTGATAAAGTCGATGCGGATATTGCCTACGCGCACTACAGAAAAGTTGCTGTATCTGTTGATGGTGCGGATGGCTGGGTGCTTGTTGGTTTCGACTCTTAAACATTTAACGGCTTAAGGGAGTGTGCCTTAAACACTCCCACTAATTGTTGGAGGTTTATATGAAGGTGGATTTTAGTCAGAAGTTCAAAGACTTTGATGGGAAGGCAATTAAAGCCCTCAATGGAAAAGATGCTGATCTGCGTGGGGCTGCAGTCGATGCGTTAAATGCTTTATTTATGGACGAGCAGGGTTTATCTGGAGAAGATAAAGTAAAAAGATATACACTTGCTAAGAAGGTATGTGCAAATGACGATCCAGTTGATGTGACTGTCGAAGAAGTTGCACTAATTAAAAAGCTTGTTGGCAAAGCGTTTGCTCCACTTATTGTTGCACAAGCTTGGAACATGCTTGAAGGAGATACAAATGGCATCTAAAAATGTATTACTTGGTTCAGGAAAAGTTGTTGTAGAAAAAGCTCCACCGGAACCAGAAGTAAGCTTATTTCCTCGGTGGATTTACCACAAAGAACTGGCTCCTGTTATTTGTAAAACAGAAGAAGAATTCAAAGGACTGAAAGCAAAGGGTTATGACTTTCATGATGTTGTGCTTCCACCTGCCGGGTCAAAAATTGACCTTTCTGAGGACGATGATTAAATGACTGCTGGAGATTTGATTAGAGCTTCCATGCGAAAGTTGACACTGTACGCGAGTGGCGAAGAGCCAGAACCAGAAGAACTTATTGATGGTCTGGTTGCACTTAAAGGTATGCTTAAGTCATGGGGCAGTAACAGTATGATGGTATTTGCTTCCGTGAAGGAAAGTTTCTCTCTTGTCTCCGGAGTCTATCAGTATACATGGGGTTCTGGTGGTATGATAACTACTGCCAGACCTCATGCTTTACTTGGAGCATCTATAGTTGATAGTGGAGGTACAACACATACTGTAGATATTAGGTCAGAGGGAGAGTATAGACGAATTACTTCGAAGCTTTCTACTGGAAGACCGAACACCTTATTCTTTCATCCAGAGTACCCTTTGGCACTTATCTACGTACATCCAGTACCAACTGAAGTTGAACTTATGTATGTGGACAGTAGAAAAGCGTTTGTTGAAGTTAGTTCATTCGACTTACTTGAAAGTGAACTACAGTTTCCAGATAACTATGAAGAAGCAATGATTTATAATCTTGCTGTAAGGCTTGCATCAGATTACGGCAAGTCTATTTCACAGGAGGTTGCTTCACTTGCAGTTAACTTGCATGATGAAATTATGAATCTTAATGCGTCAAACAGTGTAGAACCAGTAGCGATTTTACTTCCAGTAGGAAATAGAGGTTCTTTTAATATTAACACAGGAAGATAGGAGATACTTTAATGATTGAAAAAACTTTTTCAGCTGCAACGCAGTTTTCTGGGCCAGTTCTTCTTCGTCAAGGTAGAACAATGGCTATTTCCATTTCTGGGACATTTGTAGGAACAGTACAGATTCAGAAAATTATACCAGAAGATGGTGATAATTCTTATCCACTGCACTCAGATGCAAGATGGAATGTGGTTCAGTCGTATACCGCACCAGTAGAAGAGCAGGTGCAACAAGGTGATAATTGTTGGTATAGAGCGTATTGCTCTGCATATACGTCTGGCTCACCAGTAGCTAAGTTAAAGGTGTAAGTATGCGTAATAAAATTTTAATAAGTATTGTTGCTGTACTTATGCTGCTGGTGGTAAGTTCTCCAACTTTTGCTGACTTGTACCAGGAAGGTGGGATAACTACAGATACTAATTGTAATCAGGCAAAGTATTTTGCAATTGGAAAGATTTGCGCTGATATTGATGATGGGAAACTCTACAAAGGTACCGGGGCGGCAGTTGAAGAAGTTGGTGGAGCTATTGACCTTTCAGCTCCTGGAATAATTGGCAATACAACCCCGGCGGCAGGTACGTTCACAACACTGAAGGGGAAGTCTGACGAGATAATCAAATCAGCCACTGGTACCCTGACCGCTGCTGAAATGTCTGGTCAGATAATTAATAATTATGGTCAGACAGCTGATACGACTATGACGATGGATGCAGGTGTGAAAGGAGCCACGTTTCCCGTACTTCTGGGGACAACCGTTGATAAATATTGGCGACTCGATCCTGACGCCTCAAACACAATTTATCTTGACGGAACAAGTTGTGGAGCCGGTAAATATGTTGGCATTGCTTCTGCCGTGGCTGGTGCTGCTGCATCCGTTAAAGCGTTTCAGACTGGAGCAACTACGTTCGATTTCTATTTTTCAGCTATTTCCGGTGCGTGGGCTTGTGAGCCTTAATTAAGGTGACTATGAAACGATTACTTTTAATCTTTGCGATAGTGATGATGTCCTGTTTAACTGTGGATTCAGCGACTATCTACGTCAAAGACGATCCAAATAATAGCGGTACAAAAATATGTTACAAATCGGCAGGATGGCCTGATGCAACATGCTCAGATGGGACTGGTAATACTACTCTTACTGCGTCGCATACGGCAGCAGGGGCTAATGGTAGCCTTATTATCGCTGCTGGAACGTACGTTGGCACCCAGCTAGGGGCTGCTGGTACATTTGCGACTGGTGCGGCAGGAATAACGACTCGATCAGCGTCAACATTGCTAGACTCTGGTGTTGCTGGATGGAACTCGGCCTACGCTGGCGCTGTAACACTGAATGGTAATAACGCATCAGCGCTCACCTTAAGGGTACTGCACGACGATAGCACATTTAACGGTCTCGGTATTACCTGTCCGGGCGCAGCGTATGCGGCAGTTACCATAGCGAAGACACGAGCCACATTTAATGATCTTAGCATATCTTTAGGAAATGGAAGCACGTCATCATGGGGAATTGATGGAACCTGTGCGGCAGAATGTACTGCGGTTTTTAACAGATTGGTTATCAGTGGACAAAATGCTTGGGTTACTGCATCTGGAGCAAACACAAATTACTCTCCGACATTTAATTATAGCAAATTCATTGGGGTTGGCTCTACCACATACAATCGTGCGGCAATCTTCAATAATTGCTTATGGGCTGGTAACAGTGTGGGGCCGGTAATGAAAACATCTGGTAATACCGGACAGGCAGTAACATTTAATAATCCAATATTAATAGCAAATTCTCTAACGAATGCGTCGCAGCATATACTTAATAACGCCTACGATCAGACGTGGGTTATTAACAATGGGATATTACAAGGAAACCCTATTGCCAATGATAATTATAATTTTTCTGGCGTAACTATAAATAATTCAGTCAGAGATAAAGACCCGTTATTTATTCAAGGGAAATACTCGGCTATATTTGCATTTATTATTGATGATGTTTCGACAAGCGGAACTCTGGATTGGGTGCATGATACGGTAGGGCCTGCTCTAGTGGCTCATGGAATGCGCGGGACATTTGCCGTTTATATGACTCCTGGAATGTCTCAGGATATGATAACAAAACTACTTGCGTTAGAAGCAGCGAGTCACGAAATAGCAGTACATACAAGAAGCCACACAGCCGTAGGCACATTAGCATCACCTTATACTATTGCGAAAGCAGGATACACCTGCGAACTGGCAAGTGGTGTTTTAACCTGCACAAATGGCTCGCCGATTTCTTTTACGTTGGCTGATTATACAGTGTCGTCTTTGAAGACAGCACTAACAGCGGCGGGATATACGATGAATGGCGATGGAGGTGGTTGGTACACAGCTCCGGCAACCGTCCTGAAGGATATACCGGCAGGGACATCAATCAACTCTGCTTATAGCATTTTGGTCGATGATACACTGGGACGCGCGTGGGTGATAGACGGTTGCTGGCAAGACTTGACCGATGCAGGGTTACATCCTACATCTTTTGTCTGTCCATATGATGATACATCTGCTGGCCTTCAGACATATTTATATAATTCCGGGAAATTTCTTGGCGCACGAGGTACGGTTAACTCGTCTGGGCTATTATCATCAATCAATGCGTATGCAATGCGTGGCATATCGTACACATATTTTAGTGATTATAACGCCTGCACAACATCCGGCGAAACCACAGCAAACTGCATTAAGCGGAATGTTGCATCATTTATCCAGTATATGAGGATTACCGGAAGCGTCATATCGTTTTATGCTCACGGCGCAAACGAATGGGATGCTGACCAATGGAATGCAATGTTGGATGCCGTTCAGCAGTCGCAGATGCCTGTTATGACGTTGGGTCAAATAGGAACGTATGTAAAAACATATGATCCATCTGGGGACTTAGCTACCACTGACAGTATGACATACACCAGAACGATGGTTGATAGTAGCGATTACCACCTTAAATCCGGTTCACCTGCAGTCAATGCTGGGGTGGATGTGGGACTAACCAGAGACTATGCAGGTAAGTCTATCGTTGGGAAACCTGAAATTGGACTATACGAACGGGCGTCAAAGTCGTTTTTCTAGCAAGTACGTAGCTGTCTGATTTACCTGGAAAATGGAGGAATAAAACTTGGAAATACCTTTTGTAGGTGGAGCATATCTTAACAGGTCAAGTAATATTAATGCACAAGAATGTACTAACTTATTTGTGTCTGTTGATAACAAAGATGCTAAAGCAGCACTATCTCTTCTAGGAACACCTGGCTGCAAGTCATTTAGTCAACTTGGTACTGTTGGTAGTGTTAGGCGCTTGTTCGCAGTACTAACTAAATTGTACGTAGTTGTAGATAACTCTATTTATACAGTAAATACTAATGGAGAGTGCGTACTCTTAGGTACAATTACAACTTCTGCTGGAAATGTGTTCATGGAAAGTAATGGAGTAGAGGTTCTCATTGTAGATGGTACAGAGTATGGATACTTTATTGACGCGACTGATACAGTTACTGCAGTGACTTTACCGTGCAAAGCTGGATGCTTAACATTCCAGGATGGATACTTTATAGTTACAGAAGTGGGTACTGGAAATTTCTTTATATCTGGACTGTATGATGCTTCATCCTGGGATTCTCTTGATTTTGGCTCTACTGAAGCTTCTCCTGATAGTGCAAGTGCTATAATATCAAATACGCATGACTTGTGGATTATTGGAAAGCAGACTTCAGAGGTCTTCTACAACTCTGGTGACGCAGATTTTCCATTTACAAGAATTTCCGGAGCTGTTCTTGAGGTTGGTACTAATGCTCCTGCCTCTGTTGTAAAGATTGATAACTTAATTTACTGGCTTTCTGATAAAGGTCAGATTGTGCGAAGTGAAGGATACCAGTATGCTATTATTTCTACTCCGCATATTGAGTATATGTTATCAAAGTTTACCACACTTTCAGATGCAAAAGCATATCTTGCAGTTATAGAGGGACTTCACTGGTATGTTATAACTTTTCCTACAGATGCAAGAACTCTTATCTATAATGTAAACACTGGTTTTTGGAGTGAACTAAAGAGTTATAGTAATAAAGATGATGCGATTCCTTGGAGTAAACATAGAAGTAATTGCGGAGTATACTTTAATACAAAAACTGTTGTCGGGGATTACGAGAATGGTAAACTGTATACTCTTGATATGGATACTTATGCTGATGATGATTACGAGATTCAACGAAGAAGAACATCACAGACTATCAGTAAAGAAAGGGTTCTACTTCTTTTCCACAACCTTGAGGTTGAGTTTGAAGCTGGTGTAGGTTTAGACGAAGGTCTGCAGGGTGAAAATCCACAAGTATGTCTTGATTGGTCAGATGATGGTGGGCATACTTGGAGTAATGAACACTGGAGAAGTATAGGAAGAATTGGCAAGTATAAGTATAGAACAGTGTGGAAGAGACTTGGTAAATCTAGAAATAGAATTTTTCGTTTAACTATGACTGATAAAGTTAAAGTTGTCATTCTTGGAGCAACAGCTAATATTGAGGAGTGCAAATAGTAGTGAGTAATAATATCTCTCCGCCACCAATTAAAGAACAGATGTTTCATACTACTGGAATACTATCAAGAGTATGGATTATGTTCTTTCAGGAAGTGCAAACTAAGCTTAAAAAAGCACTCGATAATGGGCCTGAAAATGCAGAGTTAATGGCGTCAGTTATGGATTCGCCTAAAGATGTGTCTAGACTTTTAGCGGAGGTTGATGCACTAATAAGATTCGCAGAAGGTAAAGTTGATTACTCAAAACAGCTTAGTGACCTTGAGAGACTAGTTGCAGTTATTGAAAAATCTAAGGTTATTCCAAGTGAATTTAATGAGTTAAGTATTCGTACATCCTTTGATACTCCTCAGACAATAGCTAGAGTTAGTCTGTGGGATGATGTGCGAATTATTCCAGGAGCACTTGTATTTGCTGGTTCAAGCGATCCAACGTTACAGGATTGGCGTCCTGGTGGTGCTGGCGCTACGTTTAAAGTATGGAAGTTTGA